GTGATCTAAACAATTGTTCGCTGCGCAATCTTAGAACAGTATGTCTAAACTGTGCAGTTGATGTCACACGTTCTGACCAGGCCTGGCGGCCAGGTGATCTTGCACCAGATGCATGACTTGCTGTTGTAGATGATCAAGGGTACTGTTGTTGTCAATCACTGCATCAAACTGTGTGCCTACCCATGCGGTTTCAGACGCATGAATGCCCAGTGTTTCCATTTTCATTTTAGATATAGCCCAGGCCATGTTGGTGGGTCCGGCATTGACATTGATTGCATCATCAAACCATTGGGGTTCAGGCCCTCTCACGACTCGCACTACTCTACCGCCGGCTTTACGAATTGCAGCAATCTCATTGGGAAATCTACAATCAGAAATCACAACATCATCGTGGCTGCGTAATAGCTTGTGCTCCAAACTGGCAATCCAAATATCATCATGAAATCCGTGCCTACAAACTTCAGTGCCCCAGTGTTGCAGTACCCATCTCGGGGTAAGATGCGGCATCGCCAGTCTCTGTGCCCACCACGGATCAACCTGTTCGCGCCAGTCACGAGCTTGTTTGGTACGTCCTTCCAACATGGTTCTGTCCCATCCAAACACCTGTGCCACAGCATCTTTGAGACTGTTGGCAAAGCTTTCTCTACGAAATCCATGAAAATTTACTAGATAATCTGCGATAGTGTCTTTGCCAGATCCAATAAAACCACAAATGCCAATGATCATAACAACCTTTCACTGTCTTGATTTTAGATATTGATAATTCCGATTGGTAATCAATTCATATTCTTCAGATGTAATTCTTTTGCTGTCGCGATAAGATTTTAAAACTGCTACGTCTTGATAACGATTGGTACCACCAGGATCATTGTGAGCATAATCCGTTGCAAATAATAATCGATCATAACCTAGTTTGTTAGCTTGAGTCAAAAAATTTGGATCTTCGGGTTCGATTGTCATCCAAAAATTTTTTTTCAAATATGGCATAGGATCCACATATCCGGCGGCTAACATTTTTATTCTAAATGAATCAACCCAATTTATACCTTTCTCAACAACAATAATTCTTAGATCAGGATATCTATCCAGTACCCCTTCTGTGATAAAACTACACACCGTGGCCATCCATCTGACATTGTTTTTCAAATCATAATTCCAAATTTTTTGTTGCTGTAAGAACCTAGAATTACTGTAATCCCATTGCCATTGCAAAGGAGCATCTTCTAGGCTAGCCAGGTGAAGATAGATAGGAATTTTATACTGATTGCAATATGAAAAAATTTTATCGGCTTCTGGTACCCAAGGCCAGGGTAATCTTTCGTCCATCCATAATGCAAAAAAATTGCGATCTTTGCATCGTACGATCTCTTGCATAGCTGCATCGAGATCTTGCGGGGGAATCCAGATTGTATAATCGAAAAAATCGTTTGTCTGACAAACCATATGCATAGAATCATTCCATGCTGTCATTATGTCGAGGGCTAAATCGAGTTCAGTGGTATGCATCATTCTCATGTGTCTAGCTTGTGGATTGATGACCTGTCGATCCAATTCGCATAGATACCGTGCACTTTTTTCTTGATGTTGTAAATCCGCTGCTCCGATATTTCGATGGTCAACATGTAAAATAGACAGATCATCAGAGATATAAGTCAATTCCAATAAATGAGTATTTTTGATTTCACGACGAATATATTCTGGCAGACTGGTGAATTCCTCTATCTGCGGGCACAGTGGCCAATTAGGTGCCCTAATTGATTCATACAACTGGCGCCAAACATCTTGAGGATTTGTGTATCCCGATTGTAACAGCAAGATTCGATTGACATACTGCTGTCCTAAATTTGAGCGAAACACCGGATGATTCAAAAACTCTTTAGGCACAGCATGGCTATCACAACATACGATCATACCAGTGCCTTTATTTGGAGCAGTTCCATTGAATCATGCAACAGATCAATTTGACGCCTGCAATCTTCTAAAGCATGATGGCTTGCTGGATATTTTTGCAGTGTTGGTACCAAACTGTACAAAGTTCTAGCATCTCTAACCACAAAATATTTCCAAGGCAATGCTATTTGATAACTTTTGTAGGCATGTTCTAATATGTTCATATCGAAAGTGGGACCATTGGCCCAGATACGTTTACTACGCCAAATCAACCTACCTAGATCTTCCAAAGCTTGTTTGAGAGGAATTCTATCTTCTTCTGCGAACGCTTCCTCTCGAGCTGCGTCAGGTTGTGTAGCCCACCAATCGATGGTACCTTGTTCAATGTTACGATCTGGCTGACTGTCAATATCAATTCTGGCGTAGTAATGTTGGTTGTAGTAACCACGTGAAAATGGATCAAACGCCTGAGCAGCGATGGTCAAAATACAAGCGTCAGGGCCGGTGCCCACAGTTTCGATATCGATCATAAGGTCCATTCTGCATTGTAACAAAACGGCCTGGCGTTGTCAATCAGCCAATTACCCAAGTCAAGGGCTGTGAAGCATCTACGTAGTTGACCAACTGAGCAATCAATTCATCTTGACTGGCTTTGGCTTCTGATTTCATTGCAGTGCCATTGAGTGTGCCACCGCCCTGTGGACCAGCAATCGTGCCAAATTTTTCACGAGCTTCACCAATGATCATTTTACATGTTGCAACCATGTAATCTTTGATCCATTGTTGGATTTGCATATCGCTCAGCAACTGAATTTCCGGTTTGAGCTGGTAGGTCCATAACAGCACAGCTTCGCCTGTGCCTTTGGGATCTCTAATCAATTGCAGTCTTTTGGTCACAGGATTGTATGTATAATTCATGTAACCGCCAAACATTCTTGCTGCCAATTCAGTATATTGGCTGTAAAAATCATAGGTAGCCAATCCACCAGCCACATTGAAGTTCATGAGATAAACTTGCAAGCTGGCCTGTGCGAAAGGATCAAAATTTGATGCAAACGGTCCCGTGGCATCGCCAAATGTTCTACGAAATATCTGCCTTACACTCATCACTTCCTGGGGCAAAGTATAGATGTTTTCATCTTTGACCAAGTAAAAAAATATGTAGGCTTCTTCGTAAGCGTTGTTGGCTCTTTGTCTATATGTGCCAATGGTTTTTTGATAGGCTATTTCATAGTGAGAGGGATCTAATTCAAGATCAATGATCTGACTGCCCAGCATCAACTGGCAGTACTCAATGAGATTTTGCTTTAGGGTAGACAAAGTGTCTTGCTGTAGATCCATGATGCTGTATTTATCGCACTACCAAGCTTTGAGCACAATGAGGTGCTCTGTACCTCGAGCGTTCCATGCAGTTTCTGTGGTAGAGAGATCTTTGAAAATTTTACGGGCTGCAGGTTTGCCGCCGGCTACTACAGCTTTGATAGTTTCTGCAGGTTTACGCACAGTTTTTTGCATGGTCTCAGCTGTGCTGAATCCAATAACAGAATTGTTTTTGACCGTGAAAGATTTGGCATGTTCATCTGCTACTACGTGAATCAATTTACGTTTCTTGGTATCGTATAACCAAGCTTCAGTTTTGTCCACCAAATGCGCTGCCGGCAATGATTTGAGTTTGAGCTCAGAAAATTCTGTCATGATCTTGAATTTGGCAGCTTTTTTCTCTGCACTAACGGGCTTGACTTTGCGTGGTTTGCGTTCAACTTTCTTAATCTGCACATAGGCGCCGCAGTCGTCAATTACCAATTCGCAAAACTTTATGATGTTTCGCACCTGAACTTTGTTGAAACTGTACCCTTCAGTGAGCTGTGCGTCTCGGCCGTCTTGCAGTGCTTGGAATTCAGACAAATGCCGTTGCCACACTGCCTTGATTTCTGATACCATTTGTGGTGCAATGTTCATACTACGCATCACACTGACTGGTTTGAAGTCAGGTGACATTTTAGCGCCTGCCAAAATAAAATCATCAAACATGCCTTCCAGTTCGCCCGCGCAGTCGTGTACTTTGTCACGCAAACGATCTTGAATGGTGGGTTTGTTGGTGTCTGGTGATTTTGTCACAACCTCCACTGTTTCTGGTTGCTTGATGGTCAAGATTTGTTGAATAAGATTGTCCAGTTGTATTTGTTCGTGGTCATCCAGCTGCAGGCCCATATCTGCCATACGGCATAACCAACCTGTGGTCAAACGAACCTGACTGTCTGGCACAGATCTAATCACACGGGCGTCACGAGTGCGATCACGCCGGTCCAGATATTCAACTACAAAATCTTTGGCTTCTTTTTTGCTGTAAAAATAATTGTACCAGTTGAAAGCTCTGGTCATAGTGGACAACCGGTTGTCCACAGGCTGCACAGTCCAGCGTGGCTCATCTCCCACATATTTGGTGTCCACATTGCGA